CTGAACTTAATGATCAAAGGAACGCGCTCACAAACAAGATCGAAAAGACACGCGGCGGCGGCAAGTTGCCCGCAGAACGGACAAGATCCACGCGGCAGGCAGCAGCAGCAGTAGCAAAAATAGTCCGCGATCGCGAAGCATATAGACAAACAAAGCAAGCGCCTGATTATATCAAGCGCGCGATCGCGGAAGAGTGGGACGCGGCGCTTTACAACGAGATCGGGCGCGAAGTAGGTCTTCAAACAGGAAAGGTTTTAAAATACGGCGGCGTTTTGCCTGACGCTATCAGGGCAGACATAGCGCAAAGGGCTGCACAGTTCAAAGGGCAGGGTTTAGGAAATATGAAAGAAGCAGCAGACATAGCAACAGGAAAGGGAAACGAAGCCGTAAGCGCCGCGAGATCTTCTGCAACGGAAGGCGAAGCGCCGATCCCCGAAGCAAGCGGTGTAGAAGGGACACAGATCGCTGCCGCCGCGCCTATCCCTTCTGCCGAGATTATAAAGCCGAAGGGCGAAGCAGCGCCAAAGCCGACAGCGCAGAAAGGCACGCTTGAATATGACAAGCAACTTGAAAAGATCGCACTTGAAAAAGCCGCAAAAGGCGAGCCGTTGACGGTAGAAGAACTATCCCGCCTTGCAGACGTAAAGGAAGTGGGGCTTGAATACCTGAAACAGTTCAAACTAACAGATCTCGTTTCTTATGTAGCAAAAAACATCATAGACAAAGTGGTAAGAGTTCCGATATCGATCCTTGACTATCGCAATATTATGGACTTTCTGCGGGAAATGGGGCTTCCTGAACTCGCAAACATAGAAAACAGTTTTTGGAAACTTCAAAGCCGCGCCCGCACAGATTTCGCTGCGAAGATAGACGCGATCGACAAACTATTCAAGCAGCACAAGATCGATAAGGCAAAGTTCTTCGATGACTATCAAAGCAAAAAGATCGATCTTGAAAACAAGGTAGGAACTCCGAAGGAATTAGAGATCGGCAATAGGATCAAAGAGATAACAGACACCTTCGCTGATATGTTTGATCTTAAAGAGCAGGCGAAATACAGGGAACAATACCTTCCGCATTTAGTCCTTGAAGAGATAGCAAACCGCATAAAGGAAGGCAAGCAGAACTTGCTCACGGCTGATCAGATGAAGATCAAGAACGCTGTTTTTGGGGAAGCGTTCGATCCGTTCTTGCTTGAAAGAGAAGCGAACTTGCGGCACTTGAAAGATCCAGTAGAAGCGCTGCGCATTTATACCGAAGCCGCTTTCAAGAAGGCGTTTCTTGACGCGGATCGAACACTGCTTAATACGGTAAGAGAAGTAGCGTTAAACAAAGCAAAGCAAGCGGGCGAGTGGCTTGAAGAGATAGATAATAACATACAGGCAAAACTCGAAGAACGGGCTGCGAAAGTAGTAGAACTTGAAAGCGAAACGCCTGCCCGTCCGAAGGACGTTATCGAAAGCGAGATATCTGCGCTCGATAATCAGATCAAAATGCTTGATGACAAGAAGGCAACAGATCCCGCCCTTAATCAGAAGGGGTGGAATTACATAAAAGACATAGTGAAGGAACATATTGAAGAGATATCTACAACGCAGAAGGTAAGCGATCGCGCTTTCCTTGACGCGCTGTCAAGCAAAGAGCCGTTCAGTATAGCGTATCTGTGGGGCGTTTTAAAAAACCCACTTTTTGCGAAGAAGATGAAGATCCGCAACCCCGAACTGAAAAAGGGTTATGCGAAAAACGAGAACATATTCCGTTTTGAAGCGGAAGTGTGGAACGAAGCAAAGAAGGCGTGGGAAAAGAGAACGCTCAAACCTTCGGACGTTATCGGACTAACTCCGATCAGCAAGTTGGTCGGCAACGTAAAAATGCTGCATTACTCGGCTGTGCTTGGAGTAAACATACAGAACTTCATTTTGCAGATCACGCAGGCGCTTACTATGCTTTCGCTTATGCCTACGCACGCGGGGCTTATACCTACTTTAAAATCTATACAAGCGATCAGCGGCGGGCTATTTAAAACATTGGCAACCGTTCTTGATCCGAAGGCGCGGGCTGCTCTGAAACGCGAAGGTGTGTTTGCTACGCTTGAAAGGGTTATAGGGGACGCGCCCGAAAGCGCTGCTATGAAGGGCGGCGTTTGGCAAAACGCGTGGAATAAAGTTCTTGAAGGCACACTTTTTACGGTAAAGGCGGGCGAGTTTTTCACGCGCGTTTGGTCTTATGAGATGTCGAAGAATATACTCAAAGCAACGGGGAAAGACAGGGTAGGTCTATATGAAATAAATCAGATCGCGGGCGAGATGTCGCGCTTTACGCAGCAGTTTTGGTCGCCGATCCACACCGAACGTATGTTGAAAGGAAACTTTGCAAAGTCATTATATCACCTTTCGAGTTATACAATAAAGCAGTGGAAGTTAATCGGCGAACTTATGAAGGCAACGAAGGATATGAAAAATCCTTACGTCAAGAAGTTCATACAGATCACGCGGGACGGCGGGGACGGAGTTCAATATATAAACAAATTAAACAATGAAGGGCGGCTTGCCGTTGTCCGTTGGGCGCTGCTGACGTATGCGTCTGTCGCGCTGCTTAAAACTTTCTTTGATATCTCGATGTTTAACGTTATGGCTAATAAACAGTTGATCCCGCGTCCTGATAAAAGCCCGATATTTAACATAGTATTTGAAGGTTTTGGCGCTCTTATGGACGCTGACTTTGAGAAGTTCTATAAACTTATGGGAAGGAACATTGTCCCCGCAGGCGTAGCGATCAAACGCCTTGCCCGCGCGATCGATACAGGCGATATCAAATGGGCGCTTTTCTCGAAGCCCGCACTGACAGGGAAGGAAGTAAACTACTAATGACGCTTGAAAACGGGGACTTGTTGAAAGTCGAAAAGATAGCAGATGAAGCCGCAAAGAAGGCGGTGGATAACTGTTCTGTCTGTGATCTGCTTGAACTTCAAATTAAGCAGGAAAAGGAAAGCCGTGAAACAGACATTACAACGCTGAAAGGGGACGTAAAAGATATGAAAGAAACAGACAAAGAGATATTTAAGAAAATAGACGGTTTCGGCAAGTTGATGATCACTACACTTATCACGGCTGTTTTCACGTTGTTGACTATGCTGTCAACGATCGCCCTTGCCTACGTCAATTACATAAAAAAATAGGCGGTGTAATATGGCTGACTTTATGAAGTCGATAGAGATTATATTATTTTTCGAAGGCGGGTTTTCGAACGATCGCTATGATCGCGGCGGAAAGACGCGCTTCGGAATAACTGAACTCGTAGCGCGGGCGCACGGATATAAAGGCGATATGGAAACACTGCCGCTTGACGCAGCAAAAGCGATATATAAGCAGGATTATTGGGACGCTTTAAATCTCGATAAGGTGTTTGATCAGGCGGTCGCAACGGAAATATTTGATATCGCCGTAAATATGGGAACTGGATATGCAGGGCGCGTTCTACAAATGGCACTTAACTATCTGAATAGGAACGGTGAAAATTGGCAGGATCTTGAAATAGACGGGATCATAGGCGAGAAGACGCTTGAAGTTGTCAACGGACTACCGCCGCACGATCAGCCCTATCTGATGAAGATAATAAACGGCTTGCAGTTTGAGAGATACGTTCACATAATACGCAACGATCCGCGTCAGGAAGTATTCTTTCGCGGGTGGTTAAAGCGCGTATAGAAAGGGGGGTGTTATGTTTATAAAGACAGACAAGGGCGGAAGAAAACTTGCCGCAGATCAGTTTAACGCCGTGATTATGTTGCTCGGTCTGATCGCAACGCTGATCGCCTGCTGCGTAGAGAAGTCGCTTATGCAGATCGCAGTAGGACTTGACGGTGTTTTTATAGCAGGCGTTCTTGGAAAGGCAACCGCCTTTAATTGGGCGAACACGAAGGAATACAGCGCTGATAAGAAGGAAGGTGTTTGATATGTCGGGCTTGAAGATGACGGCTGAACAGTGGATAGAGTTCTGCAAGCGGCTATCGCCTGCTGACGTTTTATTCGTTGAAACAAAGAACTTCTTTGATGTCGGAACGCTGATACAGTGGGGGACGGGCAACGGGAATTGGCTTGATCCCGCACACGCCTTTCAGTATGTCGGCGGGGACGGAAACGGGCGCACGATCGAAGCGGACGGGAAGGCGGTAAATTGGCACATCATCGATGAATACCGCGATAAGGTTATGAAGGGCGATAACCGTCTTGTGGTTATGGAAGCGAAGCAGCCCTTGACAGTTCCCGAACTTGAACTGATCAAGAAGGTGTGGGTGGAACAGCACGGGAAGAAGTATGATATCCCCGCCCTGATCGGCTTCGGCTTCTACGGGATCATTAACAGGATATTCCCGCCGCTTGGGGGGCTTATGCGCAAGTTTATGCGCAACCCGCTTGCAGGCAAGGATATGTATGTCTGCTCGCGGCAAGTCAGGACTTCCTTCAAGTTTATAGGCAGGATCTACGAAGTTCTCACGAAGGGGAAGTTTGAAGAAAACGAAACGCCTGAAAGTCTGTGTGAAAGGATCAACCTTACGCACAAACTTAAACTTGATACTTACAGGATCGCAAAGCACGGCTTTGACGTATAAGGCAAGCGAAGGCGGGGAAGGAAGCACAGGGCGCTGCGCGTGGCGCAAGGCGCTATGTAAACTATTCCCCGCCCTTGCTTTATGCCTGCGGCTCGCTTGTGATCATCAGGACAAGATCCTTCCTGATAAACGCAACGGACTTTTCTTTTGATACAAAAACGATCTCGTTTCCTACGGTGATTAAGGTTTCAGCAAGGATCTCGCGTTCTGCCTGATACACATCTATGCCCTGCGCGGCGAACTTGATCTTATATTTCCTTTCCATACGCTACCCCCTTTCGTTGTTTTTTTGGCTGCGGGGGCAAGGATCGAACTTGCAGCCTACGCGTTCAAAGCGCGTTGATCTACCTATTGATCTACCCCGCAACCTATATTATGCCTGCTTTAACATATCGATTAGGTCATCATCGCTGATCATACTTTCTACGAGCGTCTTGCCATTTCTGTCATTGTCAAAAAAAGCGCGCTGAATATCGGCTTCTTTAAACTCTATGCAGCGATCTTCGTTCATACGGAAAACTCCGTATAACATCATACCTTCAAGGAAACATACCACAACGGCGCTTGTTCCTTCTACGATCACGGCAGCCCCGTTGTCCACATCAAAGCCGCAGATTTCGGCGGTCATAAAAGCCGCGATCGCTTCCGCAGGAACGCGCAAGATCGCTTGAATTACTTTTTCCCTTCCGAACGCAAAGCGATCAAAATTATAAGCAAAGGCAACTTGCTTCATCATCGTTCTACTTCTGACTTCAAGGTAGATAAAACGGTTAAAGGAAAGCCGATCTTTGTATTCCATACAGTTAAAACGATCCACTACTTCGTTGATTTGTTTAAACATACTACACCCCTTCCGTCTTTTATTATGTAGCCCTTCGCGTGAAGGGCATTTTCTACGTCATCAACGCTGTAAGCAAGGATATATATCCCGCCGTTCTCGTTGATTAAACTTTCAAAATGTATCTGATCATCGCTTTGTTTTTTTCCTTCTGCCTTGACTTCAACTTCAAGGCGCTTGCCGTCATAGAGTATGCCAGTTATATCGCCCACGCCACGCAAGCGGAAGTAATCCTTCCTGTAAACTATCTCGCCGCCGATCAGCATAGGGACGGCATGATTACTTTGCCGCCAAGCAAGAATACCGATAGCGTTAAGGTATGACAGGATCGCTGTCTGTATTCCTGTTTCCTGTCCGCCTTTCTTCCGCGCTCGAAACCTTCTCATCTTTGACTTCCCCCTTTACTTTTTTTCGGGCTGATATGTAAGACATACCCCGCTTCACAAGATCGTGGATCTTGTCAGCGTCCTTATCGTTTATAAGATCCTGCGCTTCTTGAAGCGATTTGTTATATCTCGAAATACCAAAGAAACTCACTTCTTCCTTCCTTCCTGATCGTGTTCTTCCCACATCTTCAACAGGGCAGCAGGCACGATCTTGTCATAGTTTTTATTATATCTCTTTGCAAGAAGATCAATGAACTCTTTTCTGTGTTTCTGATCTGAAACGTATTCCGCTTCAACTTGCTGCACGATCTTAATGCAGGAATATAACTGTTTCTGTTCTTCGTTCTGAAACTCCTCAAAGTATCTCATCACGCCGTAGCCGTGATAAGGAATACCGTTTTCCCACTGACGCAAAGCCCATACGCAGCCGATCGGCGCGGGAAGAAGATCGCACGCTTCTGCTATATCCTTTAATTCCATTGACTTATACTTGCGCGCAAGATTTTTCCCGTTGATTATAGCGTATGTTTTCAGTTCTGTGTCCTTCTTTTCAAGAGCAGTTTTCAAGTTCGCATTATCTCGTAAAGCCCAAGCGTTCAATATAAGCAGCAATAACACAAGCACTTCAAGCAGTATGCTTCGCTTCATAGGCACTTATCCAAAGGTGAACTTGATCCCCTTTCCTTGCTTGTCTTGCAGGGGAAGCGTTAGTTGTCCGCCGAAGATCGCCGTATATTTTCCTGAAAGCAGCGATAACTTCTGCGATAAATCGTTCCGTCTGCTTTCGTAGGTGTGGTAAGCACTCACGAAGTCTTCCCGCGATTTGATGATATACCAACCGCGATCATCTGATCCGATAATAACCCTTCGTAAATGCTCGTTTGCAATTTCCTTGATCCAAGACAACTTTCGCATAGATATTGCCCTTCCAAGAAGCCCGCTTATAAGGGGGCGCAGATCCTTTCGTGTTGCCCTGTCTATCTTTGCCCTATGCGTCATACGCAGCGCCTTGATCAGCGCTGCAACTTCATACCTTTTAACGGCGTGCTTCTCTTTTGCTACGTTCATTTTTTAACCCCCGCGTTTTTTTTGTTGTTCTCTTCGATGTTCTTGTTCAAGAACGTTTGAAGATCGGCTTCCTTTACATAGACAAGCCGCGCGTTTACCCGCTGCTTTGGTATGCCGTGCTTCTTGATGAAGTTTGAAACATACTTCGGGTGTATGCTTAATATCTTCGCAACGTCTTTCAACCTGATCAAACTTTCCACTTGTATCACTCCCTTCTGTTTTTAATATCCGCGATATAGGGCGATGAAAAATAACCCGATCGTTATGTAGAAACCGCGCCCTTTATGAAACGGCGGCTTCCACGCTTCAAACCACGCGCGCTTGAACGGGTATATTCTTATGGCATAACACACGCCGCGCTTCGTGTTGATCCCAAAATGAAGACCGTCCTTGTCCTTATAACCGAACGCGCCTGCCTTTGAAGTTCCCATTATACAGCCCCTTTCCGAAGCGAAAGGAAAACGCGATCCTTCTTCGCTTCCGTTTTAGCGCGGCTTTACGCGCCTTTGATAGTCTTTTCATTTTGCCGCCTTGTATTCTTTAAGCAAGGCGATCATAGCGCCGTCCCTGTTTGGAAGTTGGCTTGCACAGAAGATCTTCCACAGCAGCACACGCTCTTCCTTATCCCTGATCCGCTTCGAGATATCGCCGATCCTGCGTTTAAGTTTTCTGTTATGAACGCGGAAGCGCCTGTCTATCCTGTTATGGCAACGCTGACACAGGGCGATCAGGTTAAGGCGGACGTTATTTGTTGGATCGTAGTCAAGGTGATGAACAGTCAAGACTACCTTTGATCCCGTGCGATCGTGCGGCTGTCCGTGTTTGTTTCCGCAAAGTTCGCAGCATAACCCCGCTTCTGCCTTGACTTGCCGCGCTATCTGCTTCCAATTATCAGGGTAAAGTTTACGCCTTTCCTTCGTTATCGGCATTATCATCGCCCCCTTCTTTTAGTTTGTCCTTCGCGTCTATGCGTAGTGAAACCGAAACGCTGATCGGCTCGATCGTAAAGCGCTTTGACTTCTTCTTCTGTTCCCTGTTGACGGCTGCGTTATCGGGCTTCAAGAACTCGAAGGGATCAAGCCCTGCCTTTTCAACGATTTCCTTAATCGCCTTCGGATCGTATTCCTTTGACGTTGTTTCCTTGATGTAAACCTGTGTGCCGTTGTCGCTGACAAGATTTGATCCGATCTGAAAGCCGTCCTGCACTATCTCGTTCTTCCTGTCTTCCGCAAGTTTCTTGTAGTGTGCTTCAAGGGCTTTCAGTTCTTTGTATGACTTTGTGATCGGCACGGGATAACAAGTCCTGAAATAATCACAGTCCGCACAGAAGCGGTTTGCCTTTGGCGTAAACTCTTTGCACTTCTTGATGTGTTCGATCGTATAGATCAGTTGATCTGACAGATCGCTGCGCTTGTGTTCCACTTCCGCCTTGTAGTTATAGCGCCAAAGCCATATACCCTTAACGATCTTTCCTTCGCCTGCTGTGTTGATCAGGTTGTTTCGGAAGTTTATTTCGTTCTGTAAGCGCATACCTTCCGTTAGCAGTTCAAGTTGTTCGTTTGTCTGCGGCTTCGCCTGCTGCGCCGCAGCGTCAACGGTTTTCTTTTTGTCTGTCAGGAAGGCAAGTTCCTTCTTTATATCAGGAAGGATCTGTTTCAGGTATTCCACGAAAGCCCAACAGTAAATATCAAGTTGAAGATCCGCTTCGATCTGCTCTTCATCAAGCGGCTGCGGGCTTGTCTTTAAGTCTTGTATGAAGCAAGTTCCATACTCATCGAAGAAGATCCTGTCTATGTGAAACTCAACGCTGATCCCGCGTTTAAGTTTTAGTTCGAAGCGGTATTCGGAAAGTATGTTTGAATACTTGCTTAAATATTCCATATAAGCAAGCCCGCGCGATATGTCCAATTCGTTCAAGCCGTTCTTTCTGAATATGTCTGCGGCTGTTTCGTGGTCGATCGTGCCGTTCTTCTTTACCGCCTGATCGGATAGATCGTGTATCTTCAAGCCGTAGTCCTTGAAGACGTTTGACGCTTCCTTCACGTTGTCTATAAACTTATGCTTATATCTCTTCGGGCAAAAAAGGAAGTCGCTGATCTTGCTGAACGAGAAGACAGTATCTTTATACTTTGCCTTCCTTGCCGTGCCTGTGTTTTCCTTGACTACGTTTGTTTCCTTTTCCATAGAACACCGTCCCTTTCAGTATTTGACTACGCCCTTAATGTCTTCTTTCTTGAACGTGTAAACGTTCCCGTTTCGGCACACGCCTTCATAGTTCTTGCCCTTGATCTTCGTGATCTGCAATATCTTCAAGCGTTCCCATACATATACTTCCATACCTACGGAATATTTATTTTGCATTTAAAACCGCCGTAAGTTCTTCTGTTGACTTCCCGAAGATCTGATATTCCCATACTTGCTTGTAGTCCTTTTCTGTTATGTCGTTGAAACTCTTCTTGCCTGCAAGTTTTGTGATCAGATTAAACAGGGCTGCCCCACGAAACGCGTGAACTTCCTGCAAATACTTGCACAGGGCTGCGGGTATTCCTTCCGCGTCTTTGATCGCTTCATACTTCTTACGATCAAAGGAAGGGAAGGTTTTCGCGGGCGCGGCTGACGGCTTCGCTACGGGCGGCGGCGTTCCTTCCGCCTTCTTAAACTCCCTGTAAAGTTCAAGCACGTTGCCCGCTTCCTTGATGTGCTTGCACTCTTTGCGGGCAGGGCAGGAACACATAAGTTTTCCGTCTGCACTGCGGGCGATCTCATACCTTGACGCGATCCGCCCGCCTTGTATCTTTTCAACAAGTAAGGGAAGCCCTTCGGCGCTGTCCTTGTTTGGAGTATATTTATATTCCGCCTTCCCGTCCGTAGCCGTAGCCGAAACAGCAGGCGCAGGCGGCGGGATTTGGGCGGAAGCAGGCGCGGCGGCGGGGGTTTGGGGATCATTGGAAGGGGTAATGCCTTTTTTTACCGCCGCGCCTGTTCCTGTTTTGTGATCTTCGTATGCTTTGAGAAGGGCGGGAAGATCCGCTTTCAGTTTGTCAAGCGGAATATCCCGCAACCTTTTCACATTATACTTGACGTTTATCACGGACGCAACAAAATCGGAAGAGAACTTTTTATATATCTCTTCATACTCTTTAAGATCTGCTGCCGCCTTTGCGTCCGCCGCCTTCTTCGCTTCTGCGGGATCGATCTTCTTTCCGTCTTTATTGTAGTAGTCCGCTTCATCTGCGATCTGTTTTACCTTTATGTCCTGCACTTTGCCCTGATTTAACTTCGCTTCGATCAGGCGCTTGATTAAACTTTCGCCGATCAAGCGGCGCTTCGCGTTCCTTACCGCCTTGATCCCGCCCTGCTCAAAGGCGAACTTGTTTTCAACTTCCTTATATTCCCGCTTGACGTTGCCGTCTGTGTTATAGATCTTCTTGCCGTGTTCATCACGGACAGGGACGTTCTGAAACTGCCGCTTCTGCTGCCGCTTGAAACCGAAGGCGCTTTCAAGTTCTGTTTCGTTGCCGTAGTTATCACGGGCAAAGCGCGCCGCCTTTGCCGTGAAATAATAAACGTCAGGGGTTTCTTTAAAGTCAACCGAAACTTCCCTGATGATGATCCCTTGCCCTGCCAACTGCGCGGCTGCGCTGTCAACACCGATCTTTGACAAGCCGAGAACCGTCTTGCCGCTTTCATCTGAAAAGCGATATACCATATCGGCGAGAACTTCCTGCCCTACTTTATTCATTACGGCAAGGTCATCGATCCTGTCCATAATTTCGTAGATCTGTTCGCGGTTAAGAACGCCTTCTTCCTTTTCAAGTTCTGCGTGGATCAGCGCCGTTGTGGTTTCGGCGGCTTGCTTGTTTTCTTCCATTTTTTCACCTTCTCTTTCTCTATAATTATTTTTATTCTTTCAGGTCTTTTTTAAATTCAACCTTTACGCCTCACGCGTTTTTTCCTTTACATTTTAGTGGTGGAAAAAGTAAGGACAGCAGCGCTAAACCAATAGGCAGCGCGCCAATAATCTTTATTTATTACGTAGAAAACAAAAGCAAATATATCAAACGTTGCCAAGACATACGGAAAAATGTGCTTCATTTTGCCCCCTTAAAGTAAACAAGCATAGACGGGAAAGGCGCGCTGTTTTTTGATTTGCCAAAACGAAGCCGTCCGCGCAAAAACTCTATTTGAACGTTGTCTTTTTTATATATGTAATCGTGAAAATATGATGTGTCCGTTCTTGCAGGGATAAGCATTACAATAATATCACAATTCAATGCTTCTTCCGCCGCCTTTTTAACCCATTTTTTTATCTGCGAATATGGGGGGTTTACAAATACGCTTCCCGTCCAATGTCTTTTTAATCCGTCATCTGTCGCCGTATAGTAGGCGCTGCACTTTGCATTGTCTTTTGTGGCACACGGATCAAGCGTAAAGAGATATGTGTTGTTAAGACGATCGAATAAGTCCTGCGGCGTAGCCCACTCATCAGACTTCCTGCTAAAAAGCGCTTCGTTAATCATTTTACCCCCCGATCTATGCCTGTGCCGCCGCAAGACGGACACCCGACCTGTATATTCCCGTGCGGAATATCAAAACCGCTCACGTTTATTTGTCCACTTCCCTTGCATTGTTCGCACTTGTTTCCTTTGTCCTTCTGTTCTTGTGTCTTTCTGTGGTGTTCCATTTCATCGTCATAGTCTTTAAAGCCGCGCGACCGCGATGATATATCTTCTGCTTCCCCGAAGTATTCTTCCGCTTCCCTTGATGTGCAGGAAGGACAGAAGCCCCCGCATACACAAGCATATTTACAGCCCATACCTACCCCCTGTTTTTAAAGAAGCGCTTGTCATAGTCCGCTTCCGTTTTGTTGATAAATTGTCTGATATCGATCGCGATGTTTCTGTGTCCGTGAGTAAGCCAAAACCCATTATCCCGCCGCTTGTGTCCTTCAAGCATAGTATTTGAAACCTGAATTATCTTCCCGCATTTTTCATACACAAGGCGCAAGGCACACTTGAAACCCTGTTCGTATGCTTGTTGTTCCGCCTGTGTTGGCGGGATATATTCGCCTTCACTTCCGCATACTTCGCCACTCATATTTATACTCCTTCCCGTATGATTTTAACTGCCTTATAGTAAGCGTTATGTGCAGCGGGGTGGTTTGAAAGTCCTGCTTCCTGAATACATACAGCCATAAGCGAAAGGATATGCGGATTATCGTGCGCGCTTGCAACGTAAATGTCGCTGTCAGGATCAAGCCCTTCCGCTTCGCAGTATTCCTTCGCTGCTTTTTCGGTAAGGAAGAAGCGAAGAGTTTTCTTATATACCCACACGGGCGCGGCTGTAAGTCTGTTATCCGAAGCGATCATATCCCTTCCGATTTCTGCGAGTTTTGCCGTTGTGTGCATATCTCTTTCCCCTTTCGTTTTTTTAATGTTTCAACATACGCGGCAACTTCGATCGGCACAAGAACGCGTCTGTGATTACACTTATGTTTCGGCGGCTTGTTATCGGGAATTACTATCCACTTGTGCGTTGGCAGTAATTCGTTGCCGCAGTAAGGACACTTTCTCACGGCAGCCGCCCGTTAATAACGGCAACTATTATATGCCCGCCGAAGTAAAGGATAAAGATCGCGAAGAAGATCCACGCTGCGAGATCCGAAGGCGCGATCCTGCGCCGCACAAATACAGGGCGCTGCTTGTTTTTTTGGGGAAGAAACCTTCCGAACTGTTTTCGTTTTTTCATATTGCTTTCCCTTCCTTTCCGTTGTTAGTTTAAAGCATAGCAAAAGATCCTTTCCTTGTCAAGTATTTTTGTCGCGGAAACAGTGTAAGTCTTCAAGCAGCGAGCCGATAAAGTTCCCCGCTTCGCTGATGTATCTTGTAAATACTGCTGCCGTTGAATAGTATTCGAGCGTTAAGCAGTATTCCCGCGCAAGATTTCCGAGATCGTAAAGCGCTGTTTGCAAGCGGCAGGCGGCGCGGGCAAGTGATCTTACCGCCATACGCTTTTGATAGTTTGTTCTTTTCTCTTCGTATGCTGCGATCAAATCGATCTTGCTTTCCCTTGCTTCCTTAAACCGCGCGCGGGCTTCGCAGATTTCCGCCGCGATATCATCAGGTGGCTGCCCTGCCGCGCTGAAATACTGTTCAACGTGCTTGATAAAGCGCTGCGCTTGTGTCAACTTGTCGGGGGTTTCCCGTTCCTGCCGCTGCTTCTGTGTCGCCTGTTTCTTAACTGTTCTTTTTTTCTTCATCGTGATCCCTGACCTTCTGCGCTTCTTCGCGCGAAACTCCAACGCCGATAGTTTTGGAAAGCGCCGCGTTTTTCGCCCTGTCTATTACGGCGCGCTTGTAATGAAGATCCGCAAGATATTTTTCCTTGTCGATCTTCAACTGTTTCAGCCCGTCCCGTCCTTTGTTTCTTATTTCGGGATCATATCCCTTGTTGACAGTGAAGACAAAAAGCCCGAACGAAAAGCCAATGATCTTTTTGACAAGTTCCGCGAGATCATCAAGCGCCTGCCGCGCCTGATCCGCTGCGGCTACCACTTGCGCGGCTGCCTGATCAAGCCGCTTCTGATCGCCCGCCTTGTGCGCTTCCGTGTAAACTTCGATGAAGGAAAGCAGCGTGTCGATCCTTTCTTGAAGCGCCTTCTTGATCCCGTCTTCCTTCTGCTTGTGCGCGTAAAGTTCCTTGATCCGTTTTTCATAATGCTCTTTAAACTTTTCTTTTTTCATAGCAACCCTACCTTTCCCGCCGATATCTTCGGCGTTGGAGTTTCGCCCGCCTTTTGAAAGGCGCGGCGTTGGAGTTTCGGCGGATCTTGAAGGGCGGGCGCGATCCTGCCGCCCTGCCCTTCCGCCCGCCGCTATCAGTGTTTGCCCGTGCTGCGTTCTTCCCGCCCGTCTTTGATCACGATAAGCCCTTGCCTGATCATCTCTTCCTTATAGCGCTTGATCAGATCTTCGATCCCTTCCTGCTGTAATTCGTATTGAAGCGGGTAATACTTCTTAAAGCATTTAAGACAGATCGCTTCCCTGCCGCCGTTGATCAAGGCAAGCGGCGCAGGAAGATAAAACTTGTTGATCCCTTCCGCTGCTTCGATCAGATCAGGCACTTCAATATTGCAGTAATCGCAGATCACTTCTTCAACTGTCGCGATCACTTCGCCATTAACGGCAATAATGTTTGTGCCGCTTCCGTTCCGCTTCACTTTGAAAAGATGAGAAGGCACTATCCAAACTTCCCCGCTTCCGTCTGTAAAAGGTTTTTCCGTCATAGCATAACCCCCTTTCTATAATATTATATATATACTTGAATACTGTCCCGCCCGCCGCCTGCGGATCAGGCGGGCGGCGGGCTGTGAGTTTTTTTATAACAACTTAATCAGGAACAGCGCCGCCCTTGAAAGCAAGGCAAGCGCAAGGATCGCCGCCGCTGCCTTTAATATATTATTCACGCGCCGCCGCCTTCCGCGCCTTTTCGATCGCGGGCGCTGCTGTCCTTTCTTCTTCCGCCCTGTCCCTTAATGACATTAAGAAGGCAAGCCCGCCGCGCTTTCCTGCTGTCCCATAGTCTGCTTTAAAGGATCTGATTATACAGGAAGCCGCCGCGATTTGCCCGCCCTGCGTTATCGGATCGGAAAGGAATTCATGAAAGTAAAAAGCATTAAAGGGCATTAAGTCTACGCCTTCAAGGGCTGGGATCAGGATCGCGCGGGCTGTAAAATCTGCTTTGCTTTCATAGACAAGCGCGCCGCCTACAAGGCGCGCCGTCTTTTTAAACCTGTTAGCAAGCGGGCGCGCCTGTTTGATCGCTGCCTTAATCTGCGCAAGGGCTGCCGCCTTGTTAAAATTTACTTCGTGGATCGCGGGCGCGGGCTGTAATTCTACCTTTTCAATTTCGGGAAAGGTTTCATCTATCGCGCGCCCGTATATCGTGGCAAGCGGCGCGCTGATTATGATCCCGCCCTTGTCTGTATAGGTGTATTTAAGATCGCCCGCGCCGCAAGCCGCCGCCGCTGTGATCAGATCAAGCGGAATAATAAAGCGCGGGAAGTTTTTTCCACTGATAACTTCTCCCGTTGATACATAAGCAGCGCGCGCCCTATGCCCGTCTGTTGCATATAACCCGCCTTTGCCCGTGTCAATACATATCCCGTTTAAATTGTGCTTGCTGTCGTCTTTAAGCGCATAAGGCAGGGTTTCCGCAAGTTCTGCGGCGGGGATCACCCCTTTAACAAGCGGTTTTTCATCAAAAACAAAATTCTTTAATTCAACTATGTTATCATTGTAATCAAGTTTATAAAAACCCATATCATAAATCCCGTCTTCTGCGTTTACTTCCTGCGGAAAAACCGCCGCGCCCTTTTCGCTTGCCGTTATGAAGAAAGCGCGCTTGTTTTGTATGTGTATATTTTTCAAATAGTCAAGCGATCCCGCGCCTATGCAGCCGCCCGCCTTCGCTGCCTGTATGAAGTTTTTAAATGAAACTTCATCAGGATCAACGGCGGGAAGGGCGGGCGCTTCCGCGCCCGCTTCCTGCCTGTTTAACTTTTCGATCGCGGCAAGGGCTGCCGCCGTTGCCTTATACTGCGGGCTTTCTATCCCGTATGTTTTGGCAATATCTTCAAGAGGGATCAATTCAAGCCCGCGCCCTAAAAGCAGCGGCGCGCCCGCCTTTGCTGCGGCTTCAATGATCGCCGCGCGCGGATCATCTGCGGCTTTTTTTCTGCCGCCTTTCCTGCCTGCCTTCACGGGCGCGGCGGGTTTTTCCTGTTTAACTTCGCTGCCTGCCTGATCCACTGCGGGCGCTGTCTGATCCTGCGCGGGCGCTTGCTGCTTGCCGCCATTCCCGCCGCCGTCATCATCGCCGCCGCCGTCTTCTTTATCGCCGCGCGCCTTCCTGATTTTAGATATATCCGCTGCCTTAATTTCAGCCTTGCCTGTATTTTTATACGCGGCGGCTTCCTTAATCAATTCTATGGCAAGATCTACAATATACTTAAAATAATTGTAGATTTTTTCCGAGTTCATCGCGCCAAGATAAGATGACAAATAAACGTCTGTAAAGTCTTTATTATCTATGTTGAAATAGCGGCAAGTTATAAAACTGATTAACTGCGCTTCCGCTTCCCTGATCTGTTGGTTTGCCGCCTGAATAATAGACAAGCCGCCTTCCTGCGTATGTCCTGCCTTGTAGTGTCCTATTTCGTGAAGTAATACCGATATTTTACCCACTACGGAAAGCCCGCCGCTAATCGCTATATATTTTTTACCATGTGTTATATAGCCGCCTGTTTTCCCGTGTGTTGCCGTGTCGTTTACTTCAAACCCCGCCGCCCGTGTGAAATCAAGCAGAAAGGAATAAAGCGCCTGCGCGCTTTCCTGATCCTTTGCTTTAACAAGGTTATGTCCTGTCAACGTGTCATAGTCAAGCGGCGCGCCGTCTGTTTGCTTTACGTCAAAAACATAAACGTTTTTAAAATATGCGATCGCATGTTTTAACCTGTCGCGGATCTGATCCAATGAAAGGGCGGGTTTTTGCGCTTTAATAGCAGCGGCGCGCTTTTCTAACATATCGCCGCTAAAAAACACGGGCGCAAGTATGACAATGCCCTTTTCGCTCTTCTTAACCTTGCGGTTTAATTCCTTCCAACGGTTGAACCCTGCCAAAAGTTCAAAATCAGGTCGCTGAAATAGCGCCATAAGCAAGTTTCCGAAACTGTAATTATGGAAAGCCAAACCCTGCGCTGCTATGTTTTCAAAGAAGCGGCGCGCCTTTGCGGGATCTGCTTGTAATTCAAGCAGATAATTTTTGAAAAGTTCTTTTTGTTTTCCCTTGTCAACTTCCTTTACAGTAAAAACCTTTCCGCCCTTGCCTTTTACTTCCTTTTCTGTGAAAAGTTCGTTGATCATTTTTTTTACCCCTTCCGTTTTTTTGCGGCGCTTGCTTGCCGCTATATGTTGCTTTGCCTTCCGCCCGTTTACACTGCCGCAAAATAAACATCATACGCGGCTTTTATTGCCTGCTGCTGCTGCCTGTAAAACCGCATAAAGCGCCTTTCAGTTTCGCGCAGTTCCGCGCCGCTTTCCTGCCTTGCTGCTGCCCTAATCTGCGCTTCCCTGATCGCCTGCTTGATCGCCCTAACTTCCGCGATCGCTTCCCGCTGCTGTTGTGTCATCGCGCCCGCCTTCCTTTCCGTTTTTTTTTTGCGGCTTGCTGCGCTGCTGCCTGCCCTTCCTTTCCGCGCCTCATTGCTGCCGCTTTACTTTCCTTTCCTTTACTTAAATTATACTAGCGCGCGCCTGTTTTGTCAAGTATTATTTTTAAAAATCTTTTCACACTTGCCCGCGAAAAGGAAGCCGCGCGCGGCGCTGCTTGTTAGTATAAACTAACATGCGGAAAGGAAGGGCAGCGCGCGCCATAATGACAGTAAAAAAAAAAGCAAGCGCCCGCCGCCGCCGAAAAGGTAAACGCGCGCCCGCGCGGGTATGATCGCGCGCGCCGTGATCCTGCCGCGCCCGCCCGCTGTGAAAGTATCAGGGAAGGGAAGCCGCCGCGCTGAAAGCCGCGCCGCCCGTGATCGCGGGCGCGGAAGCGCCGCGCCGTATGAAAGCAGGGAAGCCCGCCGAAAAGATCGCCGCCCGCCCGCGCAGTAAAAGCCCGCCGATCCATAAAGACAGTATGAAAAGCCCTTATGTGTTATAAGGGGAAGGCAAGCGGGCGGCTTTACGCGCCCGCGCCGCCTTCCTTCCGTGTTTTTGCTTTCGCCTTTGTATTTATCCCTTATCTGCTGCCGCCTTCACGGACACGGACACGGACACGCGCCGCCCGTCTTCTGCCGCCCGCAGCGCGCCCGCCCGCCGCACGCGCCGCGCCGCAGGGAAGCAAGCGAAGCGATGAAGCACAAGGCAAGCAAAGGATAACAAGCCGATCGCATACACGGACACGCGCGGCAAGTTTCGCGGCGGTCTTGTCGCAGACGCTTGAACACGCACATACGCGCTGAAATAAGGGGGGCGGCGGGGCTTCAAGATCACGGTTGCCAATAAAATGCCTTCGTGATCAAACGGATATCGTTTTTAGGCGCGCATAAAAAAAAAGAGCAGTGGGAAGGCGCTCATTTTTTTTGATAAAGACCGTCCCTTCGGGTTTGCGTGTATCTGTAATTGTGGGAAACGGTGTTGAGAGCCGCGTCAGGCGTATGGCTGCCGCAGGCGGCAAGGGGCTGTCCTTGCGTTTTATTGGGGCAGGGGTAGTCAGGTGTGGGGCGTGGCGAGATCGTGGCTGTAAAGGGCTTCTGCTGCGTCCTGCGTGGGTGTCTGTGGGCTGTTGTTCAGGGGGCGTGGGGGAAAAAAATCGCGCGGGCGCTTCGCGCCCTGAAACAACAAGACGGATCTTTCCGCGCGGGGGGCGCGCCGCGTTCGTTCGTGGGGCTGTTGTTCTGTCTTTTTGTGCGGCGGCGGCGGCGTTTTCTGCGTCTTCCTGCCGTTTTGCGGCGGGGCGCTTCGCGCCGTATGCCTGTAATTACGGGCGTTTCCTGCGCTTTCCCCGCGCCGCTGTGGGTTTTGTGGATAGATGTGTATAACTTTGTGGATATCTTTTCCTTGTCCTGTATGCGTTTTAGGTGGTTATCCACATTTTTGGGCGCGCTATACAACTACTACAAGTTCTTTGTATTTAAGAAATACTTAAAACCTTGTAGATGTTGTTGTAGCGGTGGATAAGTGGATAACCCAGAAGATCCTTTTCGGCGCGGCGTTTTCTGTAATTTGCCCTGTGGATAAAATGTTGACGAACTGTGAAATAATTGTTGACAAGTTCCTGCCCGTCTGATATGCTTGCAAAAAACGAAAGGCGGAGACACGATGACAACGGCAATTTGCAAGGAAGTTAAGGTCAAGACGGCGCTCGGCGATACGCTGCGTCTTCAAGCGTTCCTGATCAACGGCGCGTTGATAGTCAATTCCGCGCCCTATCCTGTTTTCTTCGATGACGGCACAGAACTTCCCCCTGCCGATGAAACGATCGCTGAACTCTTTAAGGTCAAAGTCAAAAACCCAATTATGAAAAAAATTGAAGGGATCAATATCCTTCATAACCGCGTCTATCCGATCAAGGACATCGAAGCAAAGTCCATACTCGAACGAATACCGAAGGACATCTTTCTGTTTGCGTCTGCGATCACGGCAAAGGCGTTCCGAACGGAAAAGATCCTTGTCGGGAAACGCCTTGCAAATAAAAGTTCTACGGGCAGGGTGGTTTATTCCGCGCGGGACTTTTTCATAATCACGGGCAACGGGTGATCCTATGGCGAATATAGGCAACCCGTCTGCTCTTCCGAAAATAATCAATGACGGTAATCTGTCGGAAGACGAACTGTCTATTCTTAACCCTATGGCGGCAAAGAAAATGTCGCTTGATGAAGTCAAGGCGGTTTACGTCCTGCGCAAGCAGGCAAAGTCCGAACGCGAAATCGCTGCGATCGTAGGGCGCGATAAACGATACGTTGTCCGAATACTCGATAAGATTATGGTGTCCCCGCTGAAAACTTTCATTGAAAAAGCGTTCAATGAAAGCGCAAGCAGCGTTGCGATCGAGAAGGTAAGGGATAACCTTCAACTTGCCGCGAAGGATCGCCTTGCATACGCCCTTGCCGCGATCACGCCGCAGAAATTGGCTGACGCTTCGATCGGCGATCTGTCAAAAATCGTAAAAGTAAACTACGATATTTACCGCCTTGAAACAGGACAAAGCACACAGAACATAGGGGTAGCGGGTTTAATAAAAACGGAAAGCGCCGACAACGAGATAGCGAAGAAACTGCTCGATAAGATGAGCGTGCTTGAAAAGTTCTTCGCTGAAAAGGGCGTAGATGTAGGCGCATTATGAAGGCGGCCGGCAAGAACATTAAGGATATGATCGAGATTTATAAGGATCTGCGCCGCGAACTCAAAGATATTCAGGGCAGGCAGCGCGCCCGTCTTGCGCTACACGATCTTGTTGAACTTGCTCACCTGATAGGATATCATGATACAGATGACTTTCATCAGGAGTTTGCCGCGTTCCTGAAAGATCCTTATCCATTTAAACTGATCCTTGTCCCGCGTCATCACCTTAAAACTACCGTAGGAAATTACACATATACCGCACAGGAAATTATAAAAAACCCTGAAATTACAATACTTCTCGTTAGTTCCACGTGGAACTTATCGCAGGACTTTCTCGCCGCGATCAAGAAGATCCTTGAAAGCCCCGCGATCGAACAGAACTACGGAAAGTTTAAAGGCGATATATGGAACATTGAGAAAATCGTAGTCGCGCCCGCAGCGTCCGCGCTGCCTGATAACACCTTCACGATCGAAACTATGGGCGTTGACAAGGGCAAAACATCGAAGCACTATGACCTGATAATCGTTGATGACATTGTGGAAAGAAATAACGTTGAAAGTGAAAAGGATCGCGAACGCGTCCTGCGCGTATTCAAGGATCTTTTCTCGTTGCTGAAAAAACCGCACGGGCGTATGATAGTTTACGGCACGCGTTGGCACGAAGATGATCTTTATAATCACATCATAACACAAATGGGGAACACCTTCAAAATATTTCACCGTTCCTGTTATATACTCCCTGACGGAACGCCGTGCTTCGACTGGACAGATCCGCGCAAGAAACCGCTTTACCCGAAGAAGTTTTCTCTTGAAGCACTTGAATATGAACGCAAATACATACTCGGCGACTTTGCCTTCGCGCTTCAAATGATGAATAGCCCGCAGGCAAACGTTTCAAGATATCTGAACTTTAATGACATTGTTTTTCTTACGCCCGAAGAAGAACACGATATCCTTGACAAGATACAGGCAGCGCAAGTTCCGCAAGAACAACTTGCGATCATTGTAGATCCCGCAGGCGTTATCGGACGGCAAACAGACTACACGGGGATCGCGGCATTTTATTACGATAACAAGTTCCTTAACCTTATTGACGCGGCAAAGTTTAAGGGGGAAACACACGATATAGTTGAATATCTGATTGCTATGATCCTAAAATTGCGGATCTACAACGTCTATATCGAAAAGGGCGCGCTTGAAAGCGGAATATCATATTACCTTGAACAGCGGCTTGCTGAAATAGGGCTATCAGATCGCGTATTCGTTGACGGCGTATCTCACGAAGGACGGCGCAAAGAAGCCCGTATTCTCGCGATCGAGCCGTATCTGCGCCGAAAACAGTTCCGCAGCATACGCAGCAAGATGATGAAAACGTCCCCGAACGAAGCGGACGTTGTAGATGTAATTCAAACAGAACTGCGCCGCGAAATGGACAACTTCCCGAACGCGTCCCACGATGACTTGACAGACGCGATCGGATATGCGCCGAAGGTTTTTAATCTCGATGTGAACTTCTTCGACTTTTCCCTTGACAACGTGGATAAAGAAGGATATAATGAGAAAAAATCGAATAATGATGAATTGCGAGAAGCAAGAAGGGAAAGGAAGAACTCCGCTTACGGCTTGAACTTTGACGGGATCGACTTCATAGATTAAGGCGGCACTATGACAAATATACTCTTGGCGATCACAGCGGCGGCGATTTTGGCATTATGCTTTGCCGCATACAAGTATTTCATATTGTTCGAAGATATCGCTTTATCTCTTTTGTCTATCTCAAAAAATCAGCGCGATCTTGCCGAAGCAAAAGATACTTCCAAAGAAAATAATTCCGATCAACAGCCCGCAGCGGAAAAAGAAACCGAAGAAACACTGAACGCTTTTTTCAGCGGGTTTAAGATCGATGAAAATAGATACGATGTCAAAGATCAAGACGGCGTGCTTGTGAGAGTTAAAGAACGCAAAATATTCGATGATATGCTTACAGAAGATATTATCGATGACAGTGAACACAAAATCTTATTTTAGGGGTGGCAAAGATGAAAAGGATCGTGATAGTTGTAATGGCTGTTTTGATGATCGTTGCGGCTGCGTTCGCATACCTTCTCAAAACAGATGAAAACGGAAGACCTTATGGGGTTTATGAAGTGAACGTGGTAGGATCGGGCGGCGGCGCGGGATCAATGTATCTCTTAAACAGCACGGGGGCAAGTTCGTTATATACCCCACTGATAGGTGGAAACTATTTGCTTGGATCTGACGCTTGGATATCTGACGGATCGGGAACGCCAATAACGTCAATTACTCTTGGAAGCGTGCAGGCGCTTGACGTAAACTGCCGCTTCTCGACAACCCCGTATTATATGATCCTTGACAGTTGGGGACAGCAATTAAGGAACTCAACGATAAGCGGAAGCGCCGTTCTTCCCACGATGTCGGGAACGTATGACTACAATTTAAACGGGATAATGTCGTCTGTAATAGGGACAAAGCGCGCCCTTGATGTAAGCGCTATAACTTCTTGGTATGACGGATCTTCTATCTACAATAATCTTCTAACAAACCCGCTTCCGTTTGCGCTATATGGATATCCTTCAAGCGCGCAAAACCTTTTTGAAAACACAAACACTCGCCCGCTTTACACAAAAAAGGCAGGCGGAACGATTACGGGAACTACAACGGGAAACGGAACTACTACGATATTTACACCTACGGGATCGGCTGTTGTTTCGAACGTGGTATTAACTACCGAAAGCAACGCGGGAAGCGTAGTAGTAGAGTTTGCTGCGGGAACTGATATTGCAAAGATTTACTGCGCGCGGCAAACGTCTTTTAATTCAGGCGAGATAAAAAGCACGGGATCTTCGGGGAACGCCGTGCAGATCGTAAGGGCTTCTTTCGCGGGATCGGAAGAAGTATTCTATTCAATAACATACACGGAAGAATAAGATGAAACGGCTGATTACGCTCATAGCGATCATCTTTGCGGTCGCTGCGGCTGTTTTTGCTGCCGCGACTTCAAAGGAAGATCTTTATGACAATAACGAAGAGATAATTGACACGTTTGTTGTTTACGATCCTTATCCTTCGCGACTTTGGAATATGGGAATATGGATCGCGGACAGGGCTGTAAAATACAACCTATCAAAATACGTTGATAGCGAAAAGATGTATATGTATGTGATATGCATTACGGACTACGGGACTACAAACAAAACGCTTCTATGGAACGAAGCAAAAAAAATAACGGGGACGGCGAAAAGTATGCTACTTGATATAAACAACGATTTTGAAAACGAATACTTCCTGAAAGCGATAGGGCTGCAATAATGAAAAAAACATTACTTGCACTAATTTTATTGATTACGATCGCTGCGGGATCATACGGAAGGACGGTTTCGGGCGGCGCTAATCTTGATTTTGATCTTCTTACATTTGAAAGCGCCGATCTGTCATCGAACACCTTTGCATTTCAGCACGTTATCGTAAACTATTGCACATTTACTGTTAAGATTTCAGACCTTCGGATAGTAGGATATGTTAGGGAAACAGATATTACTGCTTCGGGGTGGGCGAATAATACATCTTCAAATCAGGCGATAGTCTATAACACTTCTGACAGTTATGTAAGAAATGCTTCGGGATCGTGGACACTTGATTATTCAGACGGATCGGAACAGAACTGTGGAACATCGGGCGGGATAACGCACTATGCAAAGACAACCTTTACTGCTCGATACAACGGATCTGAAAATCTTGAAGGGGGCGGATATTATGTTAAACCTTCGGGAAGCGGAAATGCGCTTTATATAGCGCGCAGAAGCGACTGGGGCAACCTTACGAAAACAGATGATTATTCTTCCCCACAGGATAGCGATCTTGGTGGATATCCAACAGGAAAAGAGGCTACGCAGTGGAAGTATGTGCGGCTGCAATTTACAACTGACGGCGGCACTACTTGGATAGATATTTGCGAAAGCACTGATACAAGCGGAACTACTGACACAAACAGCGGAGTTAAACCTTGCAGCGGCGCGATCTGTTCGGGCGGAAACACTGCTACGATAACACCGACAATAACGAAGACAAACACTCCCGTCATAACAGCAACGAACACACAGACAATAACACAGACGTTTACAATTACGCCTACGCACACAATAACACCAACATATACAATAACGCCAACAATAACACAGACACATACGCCTGTCCCAATAACAACGCGCATAATTGCGCCGCCGCCTGCATACAAAACGCCAATAGTTTATAAAACGCCGATCGCGTATAAAACGCCGATCCGTTATCCCTACCAATAAGGTGATATATGCCCGATCAAATAGATCTGAAAAAGGAACACACGAAATTATGGGCGCAGTTTGACGGGCTGCGCGAAGCGCGAAAGCCGCTTGAAGGGGTTTGGATCATAAACTTCTATTCTACCTTCTCGCGGGATAAATACGTCTATACGCGCAACGGCGGAGTAGAGCCGCTTGACAATTATATAAAAAGCGAAAAATACAAGGAGTTTTTCAAATCGAACAAATTGCTGCCGCGATATAGGGCGATCGTTGCGAAGATCGCGAAGGCAAGCCCGATAATACGCGTCATACCAAATTCACTTGACGCGGCAAGTGAGTTCGGATCTGAACTTGCTGAAAACGTAATGCGGCAAATATGGCAACAAACACAGAAAAACGGCGTTCATAGCCGTTGCGAAATGTGGTATGTGATCACAGGAAACGCATATACGAAGGCACATTACAATTCAGGCAAGGGGGATATAATAGCCGTAAGCGGAAGCGAAGTTGTTCGTAAGGGCGAAGTTGAAATATTGGACGTAAGCAGTTTTGAAGTTTATTATCCCCCGAAGGTGTCCTGCGTAGAGATGTCGCCGATCATATTCCATACGATAATTATGAAACGCGAACGCGCAAAGAAAAGGTGGGGAAACAAAATCAACAACGGCGAAGGACTTATCGATACGCAAAATCAGAAATACAGAATATTGCTTTGCGGCAACCCATACGAACTTGATAGCACGATCCATTTTGAGGACTATATGGAAGTAGTTCAATACCACGAAGAGCCGACAGATGAATATCCGAAAGGGCGCTTAATCACAATGACAGAAAGGCAGATCCTTGAAGTGGCGGATCTTGGAACGCCCGACAACAAACACCCGTTTAATCAGGCAAAGTTTATAGACACGGGCTTCGGATATGCAGAAACACCGATGTCATACCTTGTTTCGCTTGATAAGGCAATATCACTTTACCGCGCACAAATGGCAGCATTAAGCGAGAAGATAGCAAACCCTGTCCCGTGTCTGCCGTATAAATCACAAATAAAATCAGAAGAGTTCGCAAACAGGCGCGTAAAAGTATTCAGATACGATGAAAGGATCGGCAAGCCGTTTTGGCTGCAACCCGCAGAACTGCCGCAATACTTTCACTTAAACCTTGCGAAACTTGAAGCGGATCTTGATGATCTTTCCGCGATACACGATCCTTCTATGGCGAAGCGCCCCGAAGGAGTAAGAAGCGGGCTTATGCTCGCTTATATGGTGGAAGAAGACGATCAACAACACAGCCCTACGATCAGATCATATTTCAATATGTTCGCGGGCGCAGGGCAAAAGTCCCTTAATCTTATCAGAAAATATTACACAGAAAAGCGCGATATAAAGATTTTCGGCAAAGAAAATATTTATTACGCGCAATACATAGGGAAGGATCTTTCTGAAAACCCCGAAGTTGAAGTGAACGTAGTGGGCGGGCTTCCGCTTAATCGCGTTGCACGGCAGCAGATCTTGTTTCAAATGGGCGCAGCGCAGATCCTTTCGCCGCAAGAGATACGAGAACTTATGGAGTTCGGCGAAGTTGAAAGCGTATATCGCAAGGACTTCAAGGACATAGTAAGGCAGAAGATAGAAAACAATGAAATGAAAGAAAAACGTCTTGACGGGATCTCAATATCAAAAACAGAAAATCACCTGATCCACGCGAAGATCGTGATCGAGTGGACAAAGACAAGCGATTTTCCGCAGCAGCCGCAAGAAGTTCAGGATTTTGCTATGAAACACTTAAACGAACACCTTGATATGGCGGTAAAACTTTTTGCTACCGAGCCGTTGCTTGCAGCGGGCTGTATGGACGCAACGCATATCGATATGAAACTTGTGCAGTTCTTATCGGCTGAAATTGAACTTTACAAAAAAGGCGAAGCGATCAGGGCGCAGAAAAAGGCAGCCGCGATCTTAAAGAAACAACAGGAAGCACAGGCGGCAGGCAGACAGCAACTTACTCCCGAAGAACAGGCAGCGGGCGAAGCGCAGGGCGAGCAGGAAGCGCAGGCAGCGATCGCACAGGAACGGGCAAATATGATACAAGGCGCGGGCGCGTTGCCGCCGCAGATCGCGCAACTTCTTAATATGCGGCAAGGCGCGCAGAACTTTCAGGGCGCATTAAATCAAATGGAAGGTGGTATGTAAAATGAAAGCAAAACTTTCGGGTGGGGAAGGGATCGAAATAGAAATTGATATCGATGACGAAGCGATCGGCGAGATGATGAACGTAGGCGACAAGGACGCGCGGATCAACCTTAATCTGAAAAGCAACAAGGGAAAATGGGAACTGTGTTATATGTCGATCAGCAAAGATCTTGACAAAACAAGCACTGTTTCGTATAATTACGATAAAGAAAAGCCGAAATATGCTATGGCAAGCGAGATAAAGCCGATAGCAAAAAAGGCAAAGAAGTAAAATAAACGAAAAGGGAAGGTGTCTAAAATGGCAAACGAGAACGCAGGCGCAGCGGCAGGCGCAGGGGCAGCCCAAAACGCAGCGCAAAACGGAAGCGGATCACAACCCCAACCTGATCAAAACCCAAACGGTGGTCAGGCGGCGGCAGACGGCGCAGCCGTCAACGCAGACGCTTTCGAAGCAGATGAAGTTGTAGATCTCGGCGAAGGCAAGATGTCTTGGAACGATCTCGTAGCAGCAGGACGGGAACGCTTGAAGTCAGCGAAGGCAGGAAGCGGCGCTGCGGCAGGCGGGGAAGGCGGAAATGGCGGACAGGGCGCAGGCGGCGGCAAGCCGCAGGGTGATCCTATCGATCCGCGCGATCAGGCACTTCTTGGACTTACAAAAGAAGTGTTTGAAATGAAAGCGGAAAAAGCCGTTGAGCAGTTCCCGAACGCAACAGTGGCGGACATCAGAAGGCGCTTACTTGACCTTGCGCCCGACAAGCGGGACTTGAAAAAGATCCCTGAAATTGCGAAAGAGATCCACGAAGAGATCGAAGCCCGCGTTGCCAAAAGACACGAAACATACATCAAAGAGAAGTCCGAAGCCGCACGAAAGGATCTTATCGGTGGCGGCGGCGCGCCCGTTCCGTCAGGCGAAGGAAGCGATAAGCCAATTACGCTTGATGACGCGGCGGAACTTTCAAAACGTGTTCAAACGTATTTGAAAAAAACTTGACGCAACCAACTACTACAAAGGTAAGGTGAAATACAATGGCTGAAATCACGATAGCCGACATAGAAGGGCTGCTTAAAACAGTATTCCGCGAGCCGATCGTTAATCAGATAGTAAAGGACACTATGCTGCTTAACCAAATTACAGCGGGAACTGATGACGTTGACATTGGGGCAAGGACTATCAAACACCCCGTTGTTCTCACAAGGAACACCAAAATGGGCTTCCGCCAAACATCGCAATATATGCCGCAAGGCGGGAACGCTCAAACGAAACACTCGACTTCGGAAATCAGGACGCTCTACGCCTACACGGAGTTTGACGGTATGGCGATACGCGCCTGCTTAACGAAGGAAGGGGCTTTCGAAAATCTCGTTCAGTTCGAGTTAAAGAACGCTTCGGAAAGCGGCAGGATCGAGATCAACAGGGCGGCATACGGTTTCGGACGCGGCGATCTTGGGCTTGTGGACGCGATCGCAGGAAGCACGATAACGATCGAAGGCGCGGGCGCTGCGCTCGCGGGGATCGCCCCAAATATGAACTGGTTTGACGAAGGTATGGTATTGGAAGCATACGATCCTACCTTCGCAACCCGCAGGGGATCTTACACAATAACGGCTGTAAACGAAGCCGCAAGACAACTCACGCTTGATACCGTTGTCGGACTTGTCGCGGGGGACTATCTCTTCATCGACAGGAACTACAACAACGAGCCAATGGGCTTAATGGGCTTCGCGGACAACGGGACGCTTGTCAGCAACCTTCAAGGGATCTCGGAAGCAACGTTCCACAGGTGGAACGGCTACGTTGACACGGCAGCGGCTTTAAGGGCGATCACAGAACTGCGCCTGCAAAACCTTCTTACCGTGCTTGAAAGGGCGGGCAAGGACATCATCGTTTGCACGACAGAAGCGATCAGGAACAAGATCGCTATGATCCTGCAACAGAAGTTTATAGCGCCAAAGATGATGGACATACAGGGCGGCTTCACGGCGCTGAATTACAACGGCTACCCGATCTATGCCGATCTTTACTGCCCCTACGGGCAAGTATTCGGCTTCAACCCTTCTTTCCTGAAAATACACCAACTTTACCCCACGAAGAACAACAAGTTCAGCGCGTTCATCTTCGATGACCTTGACGGGCAACTGCTTCACGGGGACAGGAACTCGGACGTATTTTGGGCGAAGGGGGTTATGGATTACAACATAACCACGAAGCGCAGGAACGCGTTCGGCAGGATAGACGCATTAGACGCAACGCTGTGATCGTAAGATCGCAGTAGTATAAACGCTAACGCAGCGGGCGGGATAGCGCGTTATCCCGCCTGCTCGTAGCGCCTTCGGGGTTATAAAATGGCTGACACAAAAAAGGATAAAAGCAAAAAGGAAAACGCTGACGTTGAAGAAACTCCCGAACAGCAGCAGCATGCAACGCCGAACGTATGGCGCGTTAAAGGTCGCCTGAAAAAGAAACGGGAAGAAGAAGCACAGTTTCTTTCAGATCTGATGAAATAGGGGGCTACTATGTCTGACAAAAAGAAGTGGATCGCGGGCGCGATTAAGAACAAGGGCGCTTTTAAAAAGTATGCACAGGAACGCAATATGACGCTGACCAAAGCGATCGCGGAAGGGAAGAAGTCGAAAAACCCTACCGTGAAGAAGCGCGCCGTTCTTGCTGAAACTTTAAGGGGAATAGCGAAAGGGAATAAATGAAGGTTTACGATCCCGAAGCAAAAAAGCACGTTGAGATGTCAAGGGCAACTTTCGATAATATGTGGAAGGACACGCTCAATAAAATAGACAAGAAAGAAGCCGCGCGCCGCGAAGGCAACGATAAGGCGTTTATGCACGAAACAACAGTTCTTGCAAAAGACGCGAAGAGATATCACATAAATCAAACGCGATCTTTCGTTGTAAGCGGTCTTAAACAGAAAAAGAAGTTTGATCTTTCAACGTGGCTGTGGCGCAAGCAGATAGAACTCGAAAGGAAGTTCCCGATCGTTATGAAAACCATGTCGGCGATCAGGCGCTTGAAATTATCGGTCGAAAGGGTGGTCAAATATGGGACTAACAATAGGCGATTTTAAAAAGCGCATTATAAACGCCGTTGATTTCAACCCGCGCCTTACGCCGAACGTTATGCTGACGCTTGTCAAGGACAGGATCAGGGATATAGCACAGGAAACGCAGGCGTTCAGAAGGGCTTACGATGTGTTTGTAGGAACAAACCCCGTTGAACGCGAGTTCCGTTGGCAGACAACTGACAGCATTATATCCTGCGAAAAGGTATTATACGGGACTTCCGAAGACTTTGATATTTATAATCAAACCTTCGTTCAACTTGACAAGAACATAGATTACGAGTTCGATTTTCACTCGGATCTTGCCGCAACAGTTCAGGGCTTTGTTCTGCGGCTGCACTTTGAGCCTGAAAGCAATTATTATATACGCGTCATAACAAGCAATATCCCTGATGTGAACGCGCTTGACGCAATATGGCTTACGGACACAGAAGATTTTCTTTCAGTAATACCTGAAACATTTATAGATCCGCTTATAAAGGGAGTAATATATCTGTGGAAAAAAGAATATGATCGCGATCCGTTGTCTGCTTTCTATCAGCGCGAGTATGAAGGAAGCCGCGACAAGTTGGGCGCGATCAGGGGCGAGAGAATAGATCTCGTTTAAAAAAAACGAAAGGCGGTAGTAAAGATGTCAACGAAAAAAGAGTTGTTAGAGATCGCGAAACAGAAGGGGATCGAAGTTCCGCGCAACGCAAGCAAGGAAGATATCGAAGCGGCACTTGTAGCAGCAGGCGCGATAGCGCCGCAGGACGCGGGCGATGATGAAGATATGACCGCGCCGCCGCCTGATCCCGCGCCGAAAAAGAAAGAAAACCCGCAGGCGATCGTTGACGCACTTGATATTACGAAGCAGAACATAACGTATATCGAAGGCGACAAATTCAACGCGATCTATTTTTACAAGAACACTTCCAAAGAAGAGCAGGAAGTCAGGATCGCGGGAAGGTTTCACTACATAAAACCAAACGAGATCGTGGGGTTTACATTAAGCGCAGTTCGCCCTATGCAAAACTATGAAAGCGCGGGTGTGCTGTATCTTGGCTTCAAGGCGAAATAGGCGAAATGAAACTATCAGGCGGACAGACACAGCGGCAGTTAGACCTATTCACACTTGAAAAGGATTTCAGCGGCGGTTTAAACGAGAACTTAAACCGCGCGCCAAATCAGGCACGCCTTACGCACAACGTATATGTAGATGAAGGCGGGGTATTGCGTCCATACCCCGCCTTTGAACAAAAATATACCACGCCATTGAACTTCGTTGTAAAGCGCGCCTTTGCTTATGTAGATCGCGTTTCAACTCAAAGGGTAGCGATGACGGATAACGTAAACGTTAAGATCACCGAAGATTTTAGCACATACACCAACATACCCGATCCAACTATTCCCGCAAACCCCCTTGTCCTTTCACCGTTATACGATACAAAAATGACTTCATATCTCGGTTTTCTTATCGGAACGAACGGAAGCAATAACGTTTGGCGATATGACGGATCGGCAACGATAGATGAAACCGCCGCAAAGAAAGGGCGATACATAATATCATACGGCGATCGCGTATGGATATTAAACGATGACTTTAACCCTGACGGACTTTATTATTCAACGATCGGACTTACGGGCGCGGCTTCTTCGGATCGCTTCCCCGCTACAAATGTATTCAAAATAACAAGCAGACGCAGCGGACGCGGGACGGGACTTGCAAACTGCAAGCACGGCTTGCTTGTATTCAAAAATGACGCTGTTCGCCTTCTCACAGGAACTAGCGAAGAGAACTTCGAACTGATCCCGTTATCTGATGATATTGGCTGTATGAACTCGGACAGTTTACAGGAATACGGCGGGTTTGTTATATTCTTGGGGTATGACGGCTTCTATATGACAGACGGCACAGGGATTACCGTGCTGCCGAAAAATATTCCTATTTCTGCAAAACAGATGACGCAGATCTATGACTTCAAGATATATGAGTTCACGCTTATCGGGCAGCAGTGGAACTCACAGAAAGACACAGGCGGAACGCCGCTTAATTACTATTATGAAACTACCACAAAAAGCACTACCTTCATCGCAGATACGATGTATAGTCCTGATGACGGGACTATGTTTCAACTTGAAAATAATACATTTTGGAACGGCTCTACAAATTGGGCTTATTCTTCCGTTGATACAAGCAAGCAGATTTGGGACTTTACAAGCGGAACTGCTGCTTTTGTTAAAAACAAAAACTTCCCGCACTTAACAAACTCACAGGGTTTTTGTCCTATCCCGCGCAAGATAAACTTTCAGGTTATTGATACGGCAGATAATAGTGTTATACATAGCAGCGATTACTCTTGGGGAATAACAGGAACGGGCGGATCTGTAAGTTTGACGGGCGGGGCTACGATAAACGTAGATAGCGGAACTTTTAATTCCGCGAAGAAATATTGCAACGCAAAGGTAGTATTTAACGTAGAAAGTTTTCACGCCCTTTATCATAATCCGTTAACAGGTGGAGTAGCGGGATCGGGGTGGAGTTATTATGCAAAACTTGAAAGCGATCCATTTATCCTGCAAGTAATGTCGGGAAGATATATGCAATTTACATATACATATAACATAAACTATCAAGACGCGTCAGCATACGGAAGCGGATATTATTATATGCGGGTATTTAACGCGCAAGCGTCTATAACGGGAGTATGGGGACGCGCCCGCTTTACCAACCTTTATTGGCGCAGCAAGGAAATATCAGTTGATCAAGACTTTTGGGGCGCTGTGGAACTTGATTACAACGAACACGGTGGAACGTGGACAAAGGCATTTGAAATGCGCTTCTATAACGGGGCTACGTCCACTTGGTCTGCTTGGCTTGCCTGCACTGACGGCAGCCCGCCGCCCGATCCGCACGCTGCGGGACTTACAACAGCGATACAGTTCCAAATAACCGCAAACGCGGCTACGCCGTTTTATATGTTAAAGCCGTTTCAGATGAACTTTTTCAAAGTGTTTTGGTATAAGTCGCTTGTAAACTTTCCCAAAAGCAACCACAACATATCTTCTGTTATGTGGAAGAACAAGTATCTTATCGCTTATACACAGGCGGGCGATGAATACAATAGTCCGATTATGATGTTAGACGGATCGGATCAGGAAATTGGCTTCCGATATTTCAAATGGGAGTTCAGGCGCGCTGCGTTTATGCTGAATTGGGCGCACAAGACGCTTGTCTTTCAGGATAGTTTTTCTTCAAACAGGACAAACGTCTATGAGATCCGTTCGGAGTGGGAAGATCGCACGCTTGCTCGGCTTTCGCCCGCCGCTGCGGAGTTTGAATATTTTATAGATGACGGGATCTTTAAGAACATAAAGCGTATTACGATAATGCTTGACCGCGATCAGCGCGGGCTTGCGCCTTCGCCGCCGATAATGCCTAATCAGTTGAAGGTAGAGATCTTGCTTAAAACAGGCGAAGACTTGGAAGCGTATGCGGGCGATCTTGATCTGTGGGTAGATCAGACAACGCCGTATGAAGGGCAGCGCTTCACATATTTGAACAATGTTTCGGGCGGAATTACTTCGCCTTTAAATCACCCGATCAATTACACAGCGGGGCTGCCGCTGCCGAAGTTTATCCCCGTTCAAGATCCGCGACAGATCCCGCCGTTTTCGGGAAGCATAACTCCCGCAGCGTGGACTACGTTCTGCGAAGGCAGGCGCGAGCCGATAGGGTGGGCAAACTCCGTAATAGTCAGATTTATATGGGCGCAGTGGGATCTTGATGTCCACGTTGATCACATATTTGATCTAATAGGCATACGCTCTATGAAGATCGAGTATGAAGTCAGGGACAAAGATCCGAACTATCAAAGCGCGATAAAGTCAGGGGGTTTGTAAAATGGCGGGAACAGGGCGAGTGAAAGGACTTGCGCCGACAGGCGATCCGCAGATAGATCTATTACAGCGGAAGTTGAGAAATCAGGGGCAAAGCCGCTTTCACGATGTAAATCAGGGAAGCCCGTCAGGAACGGCTGCGGGCTTCGCGGGACAAGTAGAAGTAGATGATGTTAATAAACGCTTACTTGTGCGTTTAAGCGATAAATGGTATTATGTCAACTTGACAGCACTACCTTGACAAAGGAAGGTGGATAAAATGGCATTTGAATTTTTAGCCCCGTATGTTGCTTCACTTGGGACGCAGGCGATCGGATCGGTTTTAGGAAGAGCGTTTCAACCTTCTGTAAACCCGACAAACTATTTTGAAGGATATTCGAACTTTATGCGCGGGCAGATAGATCAATACTATCAGCCGATAATAGATCAGGGACTTGCTAAAATAGGTGAGTTCTATGACACTGAAAGGAACAAGGCGATAAAAAGCGCTGCCGCGCGTGGCATATATTCAGGCGGCGCGATAGAGAACTACCTTGCAGAAACGGCAGACAAAGAACGCAAGAAGGCGATCGAGGACTTTATGTCGCAAATCAGCGCGGCAAAGGCAGATGTGCTTGGAAGGTCTATGCTACAAGCGCAGCAGCAAGCATACGCGCAGCAGGGCGCTGCCACACAGCGGGGCTTCGATATAGCGGACTATCTGACAAGCGCGCTTTCTGATATAGCGACTTCGCAATTTGTGCCGCAGGCAACGGGAACGGCGGCAGGACAGTATGCCGCAAATCAGAACACAGTAGATCTTTATAACTCTTTAATGCAAAACATAACGGGCGGATCTAATGCGATAAACCCGTTTAACGTTCCGCGCCCGCAGGGACTTTCCCTGACAGCGCCGATCAGATAAGGAAGGTGTGCTATGCCCCCGATATATAGCCCTACGGCTTTTTCCAAATTAACAGAAGCAGCCGCAAAAGGCGTTGAACTTGCAACGGCGATCAAAAACGCGGAAGTTGAACGAACGATCGCTGAAATGCAGGACGTTGCCGATTATGGTGTTCTGTCGCCGTATGCAACGAAATATATGAAAATGTTTGACGGGCTATCACAGAACGAAGGTAAAAATCTGCGCAAGGCGATCATAGAGAAACTTCCTGAAATGCCAACGGTGAACGTGCTTACATACTTCGGGCGAACGCTCGGCGAAAAACTTCTTTCAAAAGCCGTTGATGACCGTATGAATTATCTGCGTATGTATATGGGATCGCAGAAAGAGCCGCCGCACTACTCCGATCTTGCGGATCAGAAGATCCTGCAATACGCAGAAAAATACCCTAACAAAAATCTTTTCGAGAAGAAGAACGCAGGACAACTGCTTTATACTACGGCTGCCGCAGAAACACTGAAAGCCGTAGGCGCGAACACCACACCCGAAATGTCTATGATTTATTCGTTATTCATAGACGATATAAACCCTGCAAAAAAGACGGAGTGGGGACAGATGACGGGCTTCGCAAATATGAACGAAGGGGATATAACCGAAAAACTCAACAACTACGCATACGCGCTTTACGCGGGCGGGAAAATGAACTCGGAACAATATTATAACTCTATGCTCGGAAACGCGATCTTGGGAAAAACGCTTTCTTGGGCAAAGTCTATCCCGAAAACAGCAGACGGCGCTATATGGCTTGATAATGATCTGCAAAAGGTAATTGAAGGATCTTACAACCCGATCCCCGAAAACTCAAAGGCGGCAGCCGTCAACGCCCTTAATACGATATACGGAACGCCGCAGCGCTTTTCTACGGCAGCACAAGGCGCGTCAGCAGATATCTATCAGCAAGCGATGAACGTAGCCGCAAAGGGCAAAGAACTGTTTTCGCAGACAGGCGGTATGTTTGCGCCTGCGGGACAGCCGCAACCTATGCCGTCAAGTTATGTTGCATATCAGGCGCAGCAGCAGCAAGGGGCAGTTCCCGCGCCCGCCGCTGCGCCTTTGGCTGCGCCTTCGCCTGCAATTACTGCGCCCGTAGTCCCTTCGTTTACGCCGACAGTTCCCGCAACGGCAACGCCCACACCGACAGCGCCGATCGCGCCGCGTCCTGCGCCCGTAGCGCGTCCTATATCTCAAAACAAGATACAAGCAGCACAGACAGCACAGGCAAAAGGATCGAAGAAGGTAGCAACGCGGGATTATTTTAGCGAAGTTCTTACGAATTATGAGAATATACCTTCGGGACTATCGGCTTACAGGACACTAAAATCTTCGCTCGGAGTGTGATCTATGGAGATCAAACCCGAAGAGATCCCAACACCCGATCAGATATTTAATGCGCCTGCCCCGTCCCTAACGCTTACGCCCGAACAGCAAGGCGAGTTTATACAAGCGCCGCCCGTTCAAGCGCCGCAAAGAGATGTTATCAGGCAGCCCGTTTTTACTATGCAGGGCGCGAATATAGAAGCGCTTACAGAAGATCAGGCAAAAAGATACTCCGATACTTTTAAGACGCTGAACGAACTCGGTATGATTACGGCAGCCCCGCCTATGGAAGAAGGTTTTGTAGAAGGAACTCTTTCCCGTCTTGGCGAATACACCCCAAAAGAAGCAGTTGAAATACTTCGCGGGCTTTTTGATCCGCGCATATACGATGAGCAGGCAAAAGAGATCCTTGCACTTAAACTTCAAGAATATGAAAGCACGGATAACGCAGAAGAAAAGGCAAGGATAGAAGCCGAAATGTTTGAAGCGATGTTGCCTATCTACGATGATCTTCTTCACAGATCTGCAAGGACGCTCGGCGGAACGGGTTATGCCCTGACAGTAGGGGGGCTTACGGAAGGGATCAAGGGAATATGGCGCACGCTAAAACGCGGCGCAAAACTCGTTGCTACGCCGTTTCAAATGGCTGCGGGGAATAAGCAATACGAAGATTTTAAGCGCGAGTGGTTTTATACAATGGAACACCCTGTTTCAACAACGCTTGACGCGTTATTTACAAGGGCGGTAGCAAAGGTGGGAGTAAGGGGAGTGTCAAACGTAAAGGCAGGGCGCGGCTTTTTTGAAGGCGCGCCCGTAATACAGGAAGGGGCTGCTGCGCCCGAAGGCGCGCCGCAAAAACCCGCTTCTGCGATCACGCCGCCTGACCGCGTTGGCGGAATAAATGATATTCCCGTGAGAAAACAAGCAGACATAATGGCGCGTATAGACGCGGAAGCAAAAGCAGGAACGCTGCCGAAAGAGTTTTATGATAAGGCAGGAACTTTTGACTATCCGCGCTATGCAGATACGCTTGCGAAGAACGCGATCGGCGAAGGGATATCAAAGCCGACAGCAGATTTTGAAGCAGCGGTAGCCGAAAAGGTGTTTGACGTTATGATCAAAGAGCAGCGCGCAGCACTTAAAGGCGAAGTAGTAGAAGGCGGGCAAGTAATAAAGATCGCAAAGAAGGATCTGTTAAAGCGCGCTGCGATAGATAAGCAGATCGCAAAGAAGAACGTAGAGATATCGAAGATTAAGGAAGCA